ACTGAAACTGTTAAATTTCATTGGGAAGATATGGATGATGAACCATCAAGAGTTGAACAATTAAATAAAATTGCAGAATTAGAATATAAAATTAAAGAAGCAGAAAAACAGTTGGAATAATTAACCTCTAGAAAATCTTTGGTCTTTAGTTTGATCTCTAGTTATTCCATTTCCTATATATTCACCGGGATTTCTTGCATAAAATTTTCTTTTAATTATTTCATCAGGTGCATTATTTCTTCCACCTGATTTTCTATATGTTTTATGAACTAAAGATAATCGTTTCATACATTTATCACATAAAGAACAATTTATTTGCCATGAATCATTAAAAACCCAATCTGCGTGTATATCACATAATTCATAACTTGTTTTTTTAGTTATTAAACACATTAATCCTTCTGTTCCTCTTTTTTCCATACACTCACCACACATATAGATCAATGTACTAATTACCTTATCATAAGTGCTACAACCATAACAATAGCCTTCACTATATTGGTTAATTTTTGTTTGTTCATCTTCTTGAACACGTTGTCTTAAATTTTTTGTATGTTGATTTTCTTTTTTTGCCTTTTCTTTTAGATCATTTACTCTAATTCTATCCTTAGAATCTAATCCATCATCATCTGTCCAACCAAATCTTTTACCCATTATCCAACTATCTCTTTAAGGATATATAAGATTTTCTCAGGGTGTATTCCCTTAGATTGAAAATATTGAACAATATTATATGCAGTTGCGTATGGCTTTTTATCCATATATTCTTTTATTTCCTTTAATAATTCAGTATCAGATTGCATTTTCCTTGTGTGTTTTTTCATGTTTAAAGATTTTTTCCATATCTTCAACTCTTAAATGATAAGATCCTTCATTTTGAGTAGTAAAATCACAATAAGGACAGTTGTATTTCATTAATCTTTATCAACCTGTTCCTTTAAAAATTTATCCCATTCTGATTGATTCATACCTTTTTTAATATTTTTGACTAATTCTGCTTTGTTACTTAATGTAGTTCCTGTTCCACTTGCAGGACTACTATCACCTGTTCCCCCTATATCACTTGGTCGTGCAATTTTTGGTTCACCATCAAATTTTTGTGCTTCACCTTCTTTTTTAGGTGAACTTGATTTTGTTTTATCATTTTTTCCACCGCCAATATTTTCACCTGTACCCATTCCACCACCCATCATCATTTCTTGTTTTTCAGGGTTTGGATATTGTGATACTAATATATTATTCTCGCCATCAAATGCAACGTCAAATCCCATACCATATAATTTTACAGTGTTATCGATCTTTTGTCCTCTAACCTGTTCCTCTCTAAGTTCATCAATTTCTTCACTTGTTACTAATTCAATTTTCCAATCATATATTTCCATTATATTGCTAACCTCATCAAAGAACTGCTCGTTCAAAAATCTTTGAAACCATTTAATAGTTCTGTTTGTAAGAGTAACCTGAAGTGCTTCATTTCCTAATCCTGCTTTAGCCTGCTCACCATAGAATAATGGTTGAACACCATATACAGTTGATATAATTTGTCTTAGTTCTTTTCTCATTTCAGTTAATTCAAGTTCTTTAAAGTTTGGTGTAAGATCAACAAATTGAAGTGCTTGACTTACATTTTCAGTATTTAGTAATATCGGTCTAGGCATATATGGATCTTGTCTTGCACCTTGACGTTGTTTTTCCATGAAAGCTGCAACTGATTCTTGGTTTCTACTACCCATAACTAACAAACTTTTTGGTGGTCTTTCCTTATCAAAGTATTTCCACATATATTCATCTTGGAACATTAATGATAATACTTTCTTCCATACTGATTGAATTGGGGAATTTCCATATAAAACATCAGGATAATATTTTCCCGGAATCCAAATTACTTCTTTTTGACTATAATACATCTTCTTTGGACTACTTAATGGAACTCCATAAGGAACACTGTTAGTTTCCATAAATGCGTTAAATGCCTTACAACCGCATTTTGGACAAACTGGTGTTTCTAAAACTGTATCTCTATGTTGATATTGTGGGCATATATATCGTGGTTTACCATCTGCACCTATACCAAGAACTGCTTCATCACTTGCAATTATACTACATTGAATTGGGTGAACTCTTATAATTTCATCTAATTTACTTTTTTCAATACTCATAACTGCTTCTTTTGTTGCACCTGTTAATTCATCAGGGCGATCTAATTTTTTTATAGCCCATTTTCTTGTCACTAAAACATAACAACCGTCAATAATATCTAAATCTCTTTCAGCTTGTCTTGCAACAATTTTTAATGTTTGTTGGTTATTATTTACTCTTTTATCTAATAATGCTTGTAATATTGCTCTATTTTTTGGATCAGGTTTTGCCCATTTTCTAGGATTATCGTTTCCACATTCAGTACATTGTAGTTTTTCTTTTGCTTTATTTTGTGCATCTTGTAAAGAAACATATTCTTTTAATGGTTTTTGTTCATATTCTTTTAAACATACTAAACATTTATGATGGTATCTTGGTATAACTTGTAATCCATTTCTAAACATTTCTCGTTGAATAGTTTCAATAACTGCTCTTAAATCACCTACATAATCTGCTAATTCATACATTCTGTTTGGTGCAACACGCCACATTGGAATTTTACTTCCATCAGGTGTATCCATGAAAGGATATGGTGTACTTGCCCTACTATTTGAGTGAAGATACTCATCATTTATTGCTTTACGCATGGAATAATGGTCTTGAGTTACTCGTTCATAATCCCCTTTCTCTACCACTTTGAAGTTTCTTACGTCTAAATTATCCCTAACCTTGCTAAAGAATCCCATATTTAACCAAACTATTAATCGTATATAAGTTTTTAAATATATTCTTCTTCACACTTTTCACATTCAAATAATGGTTCGCCATTATGTTTAAATGGTGTTTTTTTGAGATTTCCCCCGCATAATTCACAATCAGTCAATGATTATATCGATCAGATCGCTAATATAAACCTACTATTCTTCTTCTTTCTTTTCTTCTCGTTTCTTTTTAGCTTTGTCCGCTTTTCGTTTCTTTTCTATTTCTTCTGCCACTTCTTGATCAACTACTCCTTCCTCACTAAGACCAAACATTACCTCTACTTGTGCGTGTTTCGGACTATCAACCATTTTACCCATTCTATAAGCCCCTGATTTTTTGAAATAGACTCTATAAGTAGATTTATGTGCTAAAACTGTTCCACCAATAGCAGTTACAGGATCACCATAGAAAACTCCGGGATTAATCATTACTTGATTAGTCCATATAATTGCAATATTATGAAAATTTGCCATATTAGAAGCCATAGTTAAAAATTCATCTAAGTATTTTTGTCGTTCAGATAACATACCTCTACCGCTATAATCCTGTCTAAACAAACCTGTTGCACTATCTATAATAATTAATTTAATTTTTTCATCTTCTACTAATAATTTTTCTAATTCTTGAAGAATTAAATATTGATCTGCTGAGTTATATGCTTTGGCTCTTATAATATTATTAAGTGCAGTTTCTTCATCAATATCAACTGATTCTGCTATCGTTTTTATTCTTGAAGGTTCAAATGTTCCTTCTGAGTCTATCCAAACACACTTACCTTCTAATCCCCCCTTATCTTTTTCAAGTTGAACTCTTACTGCCATTGTGTGACAGAATTGTGTTTTACCACAACCGAACTCCCCATATATCTCGGTTGTAGCACCACACTCGATCCCACCAGTAAATAATTTATCAAGTGCCTTAGTTCCTGTAGAGATTTTTTCTAGATCTTGATCTTCAGATTTTGCTTCCAAACCTGATTGAAATACTGGCGAATCATCATAAACTGCTCTTGCTTTTTTAAATAATTCCATAGCGGAATCGTTATCAATTCCTAACATTTCTGCTACTTTAGGTGGTGGTATAACGAATAATTGCTCTACTGTTGTAATTCCATTTTTATCAAATTTCTTTGCTGTTCCATCACCAATTCCTTTTAATTTTTTAATATCCATAACTTTTAATACAAGACGTTCTATATAACTCTATGGCAACTGCTACGGTTTATACCATAAAAGATGATTTAGTTATTGATCAATTTGATTGTGATTATAATTATGCGATTGGTGCATTTTGGGGAAAACCTAATCCAAAAGGAGTTTATTATATTGCTAAAAAAGGAGTATCTATTCCTTATCAGCATCGGAAGAAGATTTTAAAGGATGTGAAACGTCAGGTTGATCAAGAATAATTTCTCTAACTTTTTCAATTAATTCTTCCTTAGTTAAATTATCATCATTTGTTACTTCTTCAATATCTTTTTGACATTGTTTTATAATGTCAAATACTGCCATTTGTTTTTGGGTGAGTTTAATAAAAGCATTATTAGTTATAAATAATGCTCTAGCCAAATCGTGATTTTTTAATTGTCCTATTGGTAATTCAACTATAACTGCTGATTCTTTCTTTATAGAGTTATATGGAACTTTTCTTAAATCTTTAAGCTGTTGTTTTATTGCTGGGTTTATTACCACCATAGAATATATTCTAAGATCTTATATTTAAAACTGCCTATGATCATGATCATGATCATAAGCTTTATAAGTGAAAAAATTCCTGATATAACTATATGATCATATATAGTATGGTTATATGTTCATAGTAGTATATAAAGGTTGTATGATCATGATCATAGTCGTAATACAGTAAACTTAAATTCTTGTCATTATAATAATTCTCATGTCAAGAAAATGGCGACCTCAAAATATGCGTATAATTAATCGGGAAGATTCTGAAGAAAAAGGAGTATGTTATGAAGAATCAAAACAAACATGGCTTACATTACATAAACATATTAGTGAAGAAGATCTTATATATACTTCAATAGAAGAAACAATTCATCAATGTTTTGCCATGATGGGATTAAATGATATTAGTAATACAGAACAGGAAGAATGGTTTATTGAACAAATGTTTTGGGTATTAAATGGTTGGGTTCTTATAGACGAACACCAAGAGTAAATAGTGCAATTATAGCAGGAACAATAGCACAAACAATAGTTATTCTCATTCTTTTGGACATGGTTTTAGTTTGTTTTAATTCTTTTAATGCCTCACTAACTGCTATATGAGCATCGGTTTGTCTTTTAAGATCATAAACTTCTTCCTTAATAGCATTTATATCTTCTTGTGTTTCCTTATGTAAGGTGTCCATTCTCTTAAATACATTTGCAAATTTCTGCTCCATAGCACGATAAAATTCGTCATTTGAGATCATATAGTTAATAAAGGTTTCTGTTATTTAAAGTTAGCAATACCTGTCTAATAATCTTTGGCAGGCTTCGGCTCTACGTTTATAAAAATCCTCTTTAGTCATTTCATGTTTTTGATTAAACAGATCTAATAAATCCCGCCATTGTTTTTCATGAGGATCTTTCTTATCAGGCATTATTATATAAAAATTATTCTATTATATAAATGTTAGTAACAACCCAATATCTTTATTCCATGATCAAATAAACAATAGTCATCTATGACAACTGGTTGTGGTTTTTGATAACCATCAGTACCATAAAGATAGCCAAGCATAAATTTATCTGATATTTTAATTTCAAAAACTTCATTACTAAATGGTTTTAAACTTGGAGTCATTGTAGAACGATCATGTCCTTTTGGTGCATTACTCTCATAATGTCCTAAACCTAACCCATGCCCCAATTCATGCAGAACTATATTATATACAGTTTGTAATGGTAATTTTTCTTTTTTAAGATTAATCTCAAATTTAGTTAATCCTGTTTCAGGATCTTTCTTTGCATCATCAAAGTTCAAAACTATACTTGTATTTTTTACTGCGTGTAGATATACAACTATAAATGTGAATTTATGAGAACTGTTAGCAAAATCAATACCCGTTAAACCTAATGCTTTATTATCAGGTTCTTCATTAAATGCTTCATAAGTTAAAAATATATTACAATGTCTATATTCATCAGGGGTTTTATTCCAATGTTCTTCATAAGGAACTGTACTGTGTATATACATACTCCAATCACCTTCAGGTAAAAATTCTGTCATTTCTACTTGCCAATCAAGTATAGCTTTCCATGATTCTATCTCTACAG